GAGCCCGACAAGGAAGACGGTCAGCCAGCGGGAAAACCTAAGCCCAAAAGCAAAGCAAAGCCGCAGCCCAAGGCCCTCAGCGCTCAGGATATACAAGCCCTCGTAAAGCAGACAATGTCCGCATCCTTCAAAGATTTTTTCGGCCAGCCCTCCTGACCAGGAGGGCATATCAACCCTGCGCACATTGCGGAGGTCACATAGTCGCTCAACTCGCGGATAATGCCCCTTCACCTGAAGGGCTGGACGAACTGTATTTAAACCTCCTTAAAACCATCTATAATGGCGATTTAAACGCCGCAGGAATAGATATACCCACAACCATAGAAACCGCTCAAAACTACATGAAGGGCGTTTTTGAAGGCTATGGTGAAAGCCTCACATCCGTTAAATATGACACCCCGGACTATGATAAGCTCGTGCACCTGGATAAGAATGTTTATCAGTTCTCTACCGCCAAGAACTGGCAGATGATGCGCGAGCTTACCAGCGCCCTGAAGGAAGGAGATAAGATGCTTTCATTCAAGGAATTTAAAAATAAGGCGATGACTATTCTGGAAGAGTATAACGGTAAAACCCTTCAGACCGAATACAACGCCGCAGTAGCGGGTTCGCAGATGGCCAGTAAGTGGGTTGACTTCGAACAACACCCAAAGGCGCTGCTGGAATATAGAACTATGGAAGATGGCCGTGTACGGCCGGAGCATGCAGCCCTCGACAAGATCACACGCCCGGTTGACGATACTTTCTGGAAAACCTATTACCCGCCAAACGGCTGGAATTGTCGCTGCACTGTCATTCGGCTCAACGAGGGAAAGAAAACAAGCACCAAGCTCACAAATCAGGCAATCGCCAATGTTACCCCGCAAAAAGGTTTCGGTACCAACCTTGCAAAGGATGGCTTCGTATTCCCCAAATCAAGCGCCTACTATATCAACCTGCCCGCAGATCTGCGCAATGCTCACATCAAAGTGCAGCGCACGGAAATCAAAGCATGGGCTAAAACAAATCTCGCAGGAAAATCATTCCCCTCTGAGATCGGCCCTGTCCACATCACCAAAGCCAACGTCAATAGCGCAATAGGTAAAAGGCATCAGGATGAATTTGAAAAAAATATTGCCCATTACAAGTTACCGGAAATGCTGAAAGAAAGCCCATTGATTAGATCAGGCATAAAAGATAAAGACGATCCGTTTATTGAATGGCAATATCTGGAAACAAAGGTAGCTGGCAAAAAGTCTTACTTGAACATATATAAAGACACGCGCACAGGCAAGCAATACTATCACGCTTTAACAGACAAAATTCAATAGAAAACGCCGGAAATTCCAATTGCAGGTAAGTATCCTTGCTTGAAAATCTCCGGCGTTTCTACCACAAATATACAACTTATTTCATAATGCCAAACCCATTCGAAATACCATTAATGCAGTTAGGCCGCACTATTGTGGCGCTCAAACCTGTATTGATTGACGCGATGGGAGTGGAAGCATTGCATTTTGTAGATGATAACTTCGCAAAGCAAGGTTTTCAGGGTAGCACCTTCCAGCCGTGGCCCAAACGCGCAAAAAAACAAAAAGGTGCAAACCGCGCGCTCCTGGTCCAGACCGGCACCCTGCGCCGCAGCATTAAGAAAACAGACAGCGCCAGCGCCACCACAATCAGCACAGACATTATCTATGCCAAAATCCACAACGAGGGCGGCGAGATCCGGCACCCGTACCGGGAAGTGGTCCTCAGCTTCAGGGGAGCCAAAGGCGGCAAGCTCAAGCTCGCCAAAACCAGTTCCCAGGCACAGCAAAGGAAAGTAACAGAGCTGCGCCGATCTTCTATATACAATCACGTTACCAAAATGCCCAAACGCCAGTTTATGCCCACAACCCCTGGCGATAGCCCCGTACTTACGGAACGATGCACCGGAATTATCATCAAGAAAATAACAGACGCATTACCCAAATAAAAGCCAATTATGAACAGTCCATTCGCACTCTTATTTCTAGCTATCCAGCAAAAGATCGCATCACTTGTCGATGGCAACGGTAAGCCATACTTCAACTTCATTGATCAGGAACTCGGTCAGATGGAATACCACAACGGCGACAACCGCCCCCCGGTATTGTGGCCGTGCGTATTAATAGACATTGACGATTCCGATTTTGAAAACATAGGCGAAAATGCCCAGACCGGTATAATTAAGATATGCCTGCGCATTGGTTTCCCGCCATTCAGCGCTACCAGTGCCGCAACCCCAGCGCCATTTAAGAATAAGGCGCTTAATTATTATAACCTGGAGTACAACCTGCATCAGGCCATTCACGGCTGGTCACCCGACACGGTAACAGTCGATGATACCACCAATCCGGTTACGACAGCGGACCTTTCAAATATTTATGGCCACATGATCCGCATTAAGGCGATGACAGAGCAGCGCTCAGACATGATCCGTGTTCGCGCCATCACCTATACACTCAGCATGGATGACTATTCCACAGAAGATACAGTGACCTACGTCCCGGCCACGCTAAACTTGACAGATGAAATAACAGTATAATTTTATCGGGCATTGGTGGAGCAATATTCCACTAATCAAAAGCTGATTTTTCTTTTTAATTGGAATTAGTTCGTTTCCTGAACTACTGGCGAAAGACCCCCTACTATTATTCAGGAATGGCTTTTTATGTTGATTTGTTGGCATACAAAAATAAAAAAGCCCCCGTGTGCCAACAAATCAATACATGACGTAGAGAAGAATAACCGGATTGGATACCGATTCACGGGGGTTGAACTTAAATGATTAATTGATACTTGAACTGTCATTATTAACTTGTTGGCAGTACAAACATAAGAACTTTTTACAAATCTCCTACGGCAATCAGTTTGTGGTTTTTGAATACCATATAATAATCTAATACTGTGCAGTCGCCAAAGCAATGGGAATTCTCACCTAAATAATACCAGGTTTCGGTTATTCCATTCGCCGTAGCCATTCGTTTTACTTCTGCTGGCCCAAAGGCATCATCTACCATTTTATCGCTCATCCCAATTTTTACTTGACCTGCCAGTAGTAGCTTACCATTTGCAGCACCATATTTTCGAGATAATTCCTTCAACTTCTGAACACGTTCCTTTCTGTCGGCAATTTCAGTTTCCTTCTGCCTTCTTTGATATATGGAGTCTTGTATTCTACTTTTTTCAGCAGCCTCAATTCTCCTTATTTTCATTTCTGCCTTATATGCCCTTCCCTGATATTTACCACCATCTACACTCCCCTCAAATTGCGCAGCAAGTCGCCTATCTTCATCTGTAATAATGTACTTGGTGGCTTCCTCTATGCTATCATCATATACTTTCTGCTTTGCCTTATAATAAGCATCGTCTTTAACATCTACCCATTGCGCATTCGCGCCAAACGCCATCAGGCAGGCAATAATTAGTAGTACATTTTTCATAGTCTCAATTTTTAGCAAGTTATAAATTATTTTCACCATTTCATTGCCGGGTACATTTCCCGCAGCTTTTGTATGTTGGGGTTCTCCTTTATTATTTCCCTCTTCCGAGCTGGGTTATCCATTACAATTTCAAATACAGTGGTTTCAGCAAGGTAAAACTCTTCACTCAGCAATTTCCGTATAGCTTCCCACCGCTTATCGCCATAGGCCATATAATAAAAATTACGGTACAGCAGGTGGTCATTTCGTTTAGCTATCAGCTCCGGGTTACGGCCTATGCTCTTTTCCTTCTCCTGTATATTTTCAGGCTGTTGTTCCTCCTGCCACAAGAGTAGCGCCTGGTTAAATAATTTATCTCCCTTTCCCATAGTAGATACCGCTAAATATTTATTACCAATGTCTCCATCACCAGTTCAAACTGCGTCACCAGCTTGGGCAGTTCCTTATAAGTGTACGAGTTCAACCCCTTGTGCTTATGCCCATACTGTTTGCACCAGCCATCCAGCCAGTTCACTACCGCCTGCTTTTGTGCCTTGCTGGCGCTCTGCGGCAGGCCCGCACGTTTATACGCCATAGCAATGATCTTCCGGCGCATTGGTTCTGCGCTCTTTTCATCCGGGTCCAGGCCCTTTAGGTGTTTGATCATAGCAATGGCCTCGCTGCTGGTCATTTCGCTCACATGGCCCGTGCGCGTATCACTGAAGCCGAGCACCATCGCATCCGCATCCTGTATCTTCAGTTTGTTCACCAGCGCCTTAATGCACTTCAATTGCGGCAAGCTTAGTTTATCTTGTATCATAGTTTTATTTATTAAATCAGGCTACATTATACCAGTTCGTTTTCCAGCACCGGTCTCTAAACCAAGTAGCCGGATTCATTTTTGCTTTCCATTGGTTCTGGCTTAAATGCCACAGGTACCCCCGCACACCAACCACACATTCCGAACGGTCAGCCTTACTGAGCTTATTCCATGCCTTTTCACACCGCAGTTTGTTGATCGGGTTCCCAAACGGCCACCAGAAATCAGTTTCAAAGTCCAGTTCTACATCTGCCGGTAAAAACTTCAGCTTATCCGTTCCCCATTGCTGTTCCCAGTGTATCACCTCCCCGTTTTCCAGTTTTACAGGCCCATACCGCAACGGCACCAGGCGCAGCATCTTCATTTTACTGCCTTCGTTTAATGTAGCTTCCCTGAAGTCTACACACAATAACGGTGGCCATGCCTCAGCTCCCACGCCCGTCTCACCATACAATATTTGTACGCTCCCCTCAAAAGAACCGGTTACAAGTATCTTTATCATGTGAACATGTATTTTCCATTATCATCAATTATTGTCGTTGTCATAGGGAAATCTTCCTCCTTCTGAGGTTCGCATAGTCGTTGTCGTAGTTGTAGCCGTCGAACGCCAACCGGAACCCGCGAGGGGCTCAGCTCCTCGGCGAATGACCGTTACTCTTAACTCCTGTAGTCCTTATACAGGTCAGGGTATTTTTTACCCATCGCTGTACCCACAGCGTTACTTATGCAAGCGTGGCGGGCACCGAGGTACGCACAGTCGTAGTCGTAGTAGGAGCCGAGGAACGCCAACCGGAACCCGCGAGGGGCCGCTTCATCCTTTTCTATCCAAAAGAGTGGGTGATATTTCCGCTGTTTGGTGTCGGCCAGGTCTGCCACCCATTTTTTCCCGCCGTTCGCTTCCATGTTTTCAGCCTCGATGATCACATCAAGCATGTGACCGGCAATGGTTCGCCCAGCCTCTATTTCTGTTTTGCCGGTTACATCAGGCAGTTGTGTACTCCGGCCCAGCTTCGCGCAAGCCTCTTCAAATTGTTGTTGATACTGTTGCATCGTTTCTTTTTTTATTTGTGATCAATTATTGGTTGCAGCATTGATTGTTCCAGTAAGCCAGTTCCACGTACTCTTCATGAAATTCCGTCCCCACAAACTCAGCAGCTTCCGGCTTAATAAAATCGGGGCGGGCACCGAGGCGCGCAAAGTCGTAGCCGTAGTCGTAGCCGCGGAACGCCAACCGGAACCCGCGAGGGGCCGCTTCGTCTGGTATTACCTCGTGAACCGGATAGTGCTTCCGCTGTGTAGTCTTCGCCGTATTTACCTTTTCTCCCAGGTTCAATACCTTACTGAAAAGCCACAGCCTTTTCAGGCACCGTGCCACATGCAGTTCAGGTTCAGCATCGGGAGCGAGCCGAACATAATCGGCCTCGTTCACCCCAGCCTCATTACATAGAGCAGAAAAACGACCTGCGGCTATGCTTTTCATTAATTCTTTAAGCGTTTTTTTGTTTTGCATTTTTATTGTTTTTGATGGTAAATAAAAATTATTGATTGCTTGCCATTAGTGACCAGTAGTAAAGCTCCTTGCAGAGAAAGTCGAATTTTGTGCCCAGGTGGATAGCTGCTTCTTTATCCAATATTGCCGGGCGGGCACCGAGGCACGCATAGCCGCGGTCGTAGTGGCAGCCGATGAACGCCAACCAGAACCCGCGAGGGGCCGCTTCATCAGCTATTAG